GGTCTGATATGGTAAAAGAGCATGCCGCAGCTCAGGAAAAGCTTGATCAAGGCAACGATGCAATGATGATTGTGTTTTACAATACCAGGCTGGCTAGGGTATGGAAACGGACAATACAAACAGTCAGTTACCAAACTTTGATTGATCGGGCAGAGCATTATGACTTACGTTTTGCCCCTAGCAATGTGCTATTTGTAACCGCTGGTGTAGATACCCAGGACAACAGGCTTGAGGTGCAGATAGTAGGATGGGGTCGGAATATGTCAGCAACCATATTGGATTATGTTGTTTTACATGGCGACCCTGCTGATGATGATGTCTGGGATCAATTGACAGATCTAATAAATTCTGGTATAGAGCACGAATCTGGGAGAGTTTTGCAAGTAATAGCAACTGCAATTGACGTTGGCGGCCATAGAGGTGAGGCGGTCAAGCATTATGTCAGATCAAAGCGCATAAGGTCTCCGATTGCGATTATTGGTGCGACCAAATTAAACGCTCCTGTTTTGAGTAAAGGGTCTATGCAAGACGTGACATGGAAAGGCGTATCTGACAAAAAAGGTGTTATGCTTCATCAGGTTGGAACGGTGGATATTAAACATGTGATATTCTCGAGGTTGTCGAATGACGAGGATAAAAAGCCAGAAGATAGAATGTTAAGATTTGCTAAAGATTTAAGTCCTGAATATTTTGGGGGATTGATATCAGAGACTTATGATCGTCAGAAGAAAAGGTACGTTAAAAAACATGATGGCATTAGGAATGAACCATTAGATACGCTAACATATGCTTATGCGACTTTGCATCACTCTGGGATTAGGGCTCATAGGTACACCAAGAAAGATTGGGATGCGCTTGAGGCTAAATTTCTAAACCCGGTAAAATCAGTAGAAAAGCAAGCAAGCGGCGATCATCAAGAGGTTAAAGAATCATCACAGAAAGTTGCTGCAATACCAAAGCCAAAATTACAGAGTCGAGGAAGGTCAATGATGGGATCTTTAAGGGATAGATTAAGACGATGACTGATATTTTATCCAGAATGGCGCAGGTTTTATCAGAAAAAGGTTTAAATGATGATGAAATCGTATATATTGACAGGAAATTACGTCAAGAATACGCTGGCTCTTATGTCTATATCACGAGAAAAGAGCACGGGATTGATAACAGGATCATGGAAAGAATAAAAAAAAGCAATGATTTTATATCGATTGCTAAAGAATTTAGAGTGTCCACTAGCACTGTTTATAGACTATCAAGAAAAATAGGTAAGATAAAATGACATTTACAACCAGTGATTTAACTGCTATCGAATCAGCAATTGCGAGCGGGGAATTAACGGTGATCTCAGAGGGTAGGCAGGTTACCTATAGATCTATGCTTGATCTGATGAGAGCGAGAGACACGATACGCCGAGAATTGCAAAATGCCGGGACGCTTGCCAAAAAGAAAAGATACTCTTTTATAAGCCGGGGTGGCAGGTAATGGCCAAGAAAATATCTCGCAACGCAAAACTAGAAAAGAGAACATTGCAGCTAGTCGACAAGATAAATAAGAGATCTTACGATGGTGCAAAGACTGGCAGGAGAACTGGTAACTGGGTGAGCGCTGGTAATTCTGCAAATGCTGAGATAGCACCTGCGCTCAGCTTGTTACGTAATCGTTCGCGGGAGTTAGTGAGAAACAATCCCTATGCGGCCAAAGCGATGCGCGTGTTATGTACAAACTACATCGGCACAGGCATCACAGCAAACATCAAAGATAAAAAAGTTGCTGCATTGTACAAAAAATGGATAAAAGAATGTGATGCCGATGGGCATTTTGACTTTTATGGATTGCAACGATTGATAGCGCGGGCTGAACCTGAGTCAGGTGAGTGCTTGATCAGAATCAGGTATAGAAAGGCTTCTGATGGCTTATCAGTGCCGATGCAGCTGCAAGTTTTGGAAGCTGACTATCTGGATTCGTATAAATTCGAGGATTTGCCTAATGGGGGATGGATTCAGCACGGCATCGAATATGATGGACTTGGCAGAAGAGCTGCTTATTGGATGTATAAACAGCATCCAGGCGATATGTCTCCAAAACTACAGGGACTTGAATCTTTCCGTGTACCTGCAGAGGATGTAATCCATTTTTATGATAAGACGAGACCAGGGCAAGCCAGGGGCGTTCCTGTTTTGGCTCCATCAATGCTTACGGCGAACGATCTTGATGACTATTTAGAGGCAACTTTAGTTCGCAAAGGCGCAGAGGCATGCATCGCGGCTTTTGTTAAAACCGACGACGAAAACAGAAACATAGGCATAGAGACCGCCGACTCGAATAATGAGCGCATCGAAGAGCTTTCGCCGGTAATGGTGCAATATCTTAACCCAGGCGAAGAAATATCATTTTCCAACCCATCTACTTCAACAGGTGATGTTGGTTATACTAACGATAGGCTACATGCTATTGCTGTAGGTGCTGGCGTAACTTACGAGCAAATGACGGGAGATCTTTCTCAAGTCAATTATTCATCGATTCGCGCGGGCACTTTGGATTTTCGGCGCGAGGTTGAGCAGTGGCAGTGGATCAATTTTATCCCGATCGTTTGCGAGAAAATATTTAAAAAGTTTTTGGATGTTGCTGTTATATCAGGCAAAATCAAGAGCTCTGATGTTGACGTGGAGTGGACCACACCGAGATTTGATTGGGTTGACCCGGTTAAGGATGTGCAAGGCGAAGGCATGGAAATAGGCTTGGGATTAAAAACATGGGCTGAATCCGTGCGCGGGCGTGGTTATGACCCTGACAAGGTTTTCGAAGATCTGATTGCCGAAAAAGAACGATTTGCAAAGGCGGGAATAACACACCCAATGGATAACGTAAAAGTAAAAGGCATAGGCGGGCAGAATGAACCTCCGCCAGATGCGCCTAAAAATTAATCAACAAAGCCAGTTAATAGCTGGCTTTTTTATTATCATTTTTCGATATAAATGAAATCAAGCGCATGTAATCATTGTGAGAATTATGGAGATTTTCTTGCATGACAGATAAAAAACAGGACTTACTTAGCACTCGCAGCCTGAGCTTAAGTATATCTAAGCGGGCAGAGGAAGATGGGAGCGAATCAGTACCGGGTAATATGGTACTTGAATTTCCTTTTTCGTCAGAGTCGCCCTATTTGAGACAATCTTGGTTTGATGATCCGTGGGTTGAGATACTTGGGCATAAAGACGAAGAAATAGACCTGTCTCGGCTTAATGATGGCGCTCCAGTGTTGCTCAATCATGGCGCAAGCAAAACAGAAGAGTCTGCACTCAGATCTATAGGTAAAACTGTGAGGGCATGGGTGCAGGATGGTCGCGGATATGTCGAGGTCAAATTGTCGCGACGTGCTGGCATGGAAGGATTGCTTCAAGATATCCAGGATGAGATTGTACAAAATGTGTCAGTAGGCTACCAGATATTGGAGCGCACCTTAGTATCACATAAAGAGGGCATGCCGGACGAGTACAGAGTAACAAAATGGCTGCCGATGGAGGTTACTTTGTGTGACATCCCGGCTGATGCAACTGTTGGACTAGGAAGATCGATTGATATTAATGGAGATAAGGAAATGGAGCAAAGAACCGATGAGGCTGTAGTAACTCAACCGGCTGTTGATGTTGATGCGATCCGCTCAGCAGCTAAGGCCGATGCAGTAAAGCAAGAAAGACAGCGTGCAAGTGATATCCGTGTGGCCGTGCGTTCTGCCGGTCTTGATATGTCGTATGCAGATGAGCTGATTGATGGTGATGTTACTGTTGATGCGGCTAGAGCGCAAGTTTTGGAAAAATTAGCCGCACGCACAGAAAGCGCACCAATTTCTAGCCGTGCTGACATTTTTACTACCGTTGACGAAACAGAAACCCGACGCAGTTTAATGACCGAAGCTGTATTGTATCGTGCTAATCCAAGCGCGAAATTAAGTGACGGCGCTAGACAGTATGCCGGTCTCAGCATGATCGACATTGCAAAAGAGTGTCTAGATGCTCGCGGCGTTAAATACCGCGGAATGGATCGTTTACAGATTGTATCTCGCGCGTTTGAGGGCAATTCTGATCTTCCAAACGTCTTGGCTAACGTGGCTAATAAATCCCTACGACAAGCCTATGAGTCTGCGCCACGCACGTTTACTCCATGGGCACGTCAAACAACTGCACCTGATTTTAAATTGA